TCACCATGGACGGGCAAACTGTTGGCCTGATGCAGTCGATCGATTGCTCAGATGACTACGGAGTCGAGCCACAAAGCGGGATCGGGGATATCCACGTGAAGGAGTATGTCCCTACCGTGGCACGGCACACCTTGCAGACCAACTTCGCCGTGCTCAAAAATGAGTTGCTAGTAGAGAAAGGCTTCGTTCCGGGCAATGGAGACGACGCCCTGCGGGGGCTCGTTTTTGATGTGGAGATCTTCGACACCCGCGAAGGGAAGCTGGTCAAGAAATACCGCAATTGCACGTATGCATCCGGTTCAGCGCAATTCCAGGCGCACCGGACAATCATGCGGAATGCCACCTTTATGGCATTGGACACCGAAGGCGATATGTAGCCGCCGGATGAGGGATGCACGCCCCGTCGCACTGGCGGGGCGTGTGGTGTGAACAAGGAGCCTCATGGAAACCTTTAACGTCACCACGCCCGCCGGAACCTTTACCTTTGCGGGCGATCTGACTATCCGCGAACGGATCCGCCTGCGCCCGCTGGCAGAGGAAATCTACGGCGGGCCTATCCCCGAGGGGGACAGCAATTTACACGCCGATCTGGCGTTTGTGCTGGCCGAACTGCAAACCGCCTGCCGCCAGGCGCCCGCCGGGTGGGACTGGGAAAAACTCACCGATGTGGCCGCGCTTGTCCAGGTCTGGGAGGGCTACCAGAGCAACGGAGCGACGTTTCGTGCGGGAGTGGACGCGCACGAAACGCCAGCGAGCGCATGAGGCCGCGCGGGGCGTTGATTTCTGGTTTCGCCAGCATTACCAGCTCCCGCCGTCCGATCCGCGCTATCTGGACACGACCGCATTACAACGCCTCGATGAGTTCTATACGCATCAGGCATACCAGCGGATGATCAAGGGCGAATCGACCACGGAGAGCTACCAGACCGATCTGGATGAAGAGGGCCTGCTATCGGAGTTGGACGATATTGACGGGGATGCGTGGGAAGACATCCCGGCAATGCCTGAGGATATCATGAGCGAGATCGATAGGCTCTAATATGCCGAATATCGACATTGAAGTAAAGGGACGCGCCGATCTGCGCGGCCTGCTCGATAGCCTCAAGCAGGCCGGGAAAGAAGGCGAAGGGCTGCGCGGCATCCTTGAAAGGGCCGGGCGGCAGATCCGCGAGCTCGGCAGCGCGCGCACGGGGCAAGACCTGACGCAGGCGCTATCCAAGGCGCGTGAAGAGGTCGATCGCCTCGAAAAGGAGATCGACGCGGGCGGCGGCGGCTTGCCCGAGCTGAACAAGCAGCTTGAGGAGGCGCGCGCGAACGTCACAAACCTGGAAGGCCAGATCGAGCGCAGCGACGACACCCGCGGCGGTCTGGGAGGCCAGATCGGCGGCTTTGCCCAGCAGAACCTTGGGCGCCTTGCAACACTTACCGCCGGGGGCCTTGGCGCGGGCGCGATGTACAGTCGTGTCGCCGGGGGCCTCGAATCCTACCGCGAGCATATCAAGATCCTCGATGACGAAGCGCGCGCCGTCAAGGCGTTAGGCCGCTCGTATGCCGAATACCGCGATGAAGTGCTTGCCGCGGGCCGCGCACATGGCTTCCACAACGACCAGGTGATCGCGCTCAATCGGATGATCGCCCGCACCGAGGGCCGCGCCGGTGCCGAAGGCGTTGCCGATCAGGTGCAGGTGCAGGCAGGCTTCGCGCGCGCCTATGGTATGGATCTGATGGAGTCGGGCGGCTACTTCCGTGGCGCTGCCCAGATGGGAATCACGTCCGGACGGAACGCGCAACTTGAGCCGCGCCAGTTTGCGGCACTGATCGCCGACGCGGTGAGCGCGGGCGAGATGCAAGGCCGCGAGGGAGAGGTGATCGGGGCGATCACGGGCCTGACCCAGACCATGAGCAGTCGCCTGCTCACCCCAACCGGCACCGACACCGCCGCCGCGGCGCTGGCGACACTGAATGCAACCGGCATCCGGGGCATGCAGGGGCAGCAGGGCGCTGCGCTGCTGGGGCAAATGAACCAGGCGATCACCAATCCGCAAGGCGAGGCGGCGGAGCTGTTCATGTACCGCACGCTCGCAGGTGGGGAGCCGGGCGCGCTTTCGCTGGCACAGTACGAATACCTCAAAGAGGAGGGGCTTGCAGGCACGGGCCCCACCGGCAAGAGCAACTTGCAGGCGGTCATGGAGTCCGTGAGCCAGATCGACCTGCCTGAAGAATACCGCCTGATGGCAGCCAGCAAGCTCACGGGCCTGTCAATGCATCAGTATGAGGGTCTGGAACAGGCATTCATGCAGGATGGGCAGTTCCAGGCCGCGCGCCTCGGGGGACTGCAAGAGCAGCTCGGGGAGCAGGGACTCCAGGATGTTGATGTCAGCTCGTGGGGCTTGCTTGCCGATATTCAGAACGCAGAGACGCCCGAACAGATCGCCGCCGCCGCGCGCGAATTTGAGCAACTCACCGGGCAAGAAGCGGTCAGCACGACCGATCGCGACGCGCTCTTTGAACAGGTTGCCCAGGCGGGCAAGGATGGCGCGCTACTGTCGGAGGGGCAAGAGCGCGCGAAACTCGAAAGTGACATGACGGCTGCTGCCGAGCAGAGCGGGAAGAAGCTCTACGAGCTTGCAAATGCTGCCGATCAACTGGCGTTGAAGTTTATGGAGATCGGCGGCATGGCACCCGGCCCGCTGGGTGGGCTGGCGCCGATCGCCATGGGCGGCGCGGCGGGCGCGGGCGCGTCCGCGGCGGGCCAGTGGGCCCTGGGTAAGGCAGGTACCGCGATCGGCGCCCGGCTGGGCATCGGCGGCGCGGTCAGTGCCGCCGGGGGTGCTGCTGCCGGGGGCGGGGGTATTCTCAGCACGATCGGCGGGGCGCTGGGTATCGGGGGGGCAGGGGCCGCCACCGGGGCCGCGGGCGCCGCCACCGGCGGCGGGGGTATTCTCGGATCGATCGGGAGCGCGCTCGGGCTCGGTGGCGCCGCAGGTGCTACCGGCGCAGCAGGGGCAGCGGGTGCGACCGGCGCCGCGGGTGCGACCGGCGCCGCAGGGGCCACCGGGGCAGCAGGGGCAGGCGCGACGATCGCGGGCGTGCTGGCACCGCTGGCTGCCGTGTTCGGCGGATCGGAGATCGCCCACCGCGGGCTGGGCACCGAGCGCATCTTGAGCGAACACCACCGCGAAACGATGGGGCGCGGCGTGCAGCAGCTCACATCCGGCGAGCAAGGGATCGGCGATGTTGCCGAGGGCGTTGGGGCGGTCGCGTGGAGCATCCCCAGCGTGATCGCGGGCGCCGGGGGCGGGGCCTGGAATGCCCTGACTGGCGGGGAAGGTGGATTTCAGGAAGGCTACCGAGATACCTTTTTCGGCATGCATCGCTTCGATACCGCCGGGCGCCGCCAGTGGGAGGCCGAAGAGGCGCGCGAGCAAGTCGCGCAGGAGGGCCGCCAGGAGGCCGAACGCGAGCACCCCGAAGCCGACAGCGACGCCGAGGCGCTCATGACCTTCGCGGGCGCGCTCGACGAGGCCACGCGCGCCTTGCGCGGGTTCCGGGGTGCAGTTGAGGGGCGCGAGATCGACCAGGCCGACACTGAACCCGCCGCGGGGCCTGCTGCTGAGCAGGCCGATCCCGATCGCGCGTCCCAACGCATGAAACAACGCCCGGGCGCGGGGGAGGTGCCCACGCTGGCACCAGGGGCCGATCTGGCACCGTTCGCAGGTATAACCGGCGGGCCGTTCTCAACCCGAGAACCCGCCGCGGGTGGTCTCACTGGCAACGTTGCCAGTGAGCGCGCGCCGATCGTCGCCAGTGCCGCGGGCGGCTGGTGGAATGTGCCAGAGGATGAGCAGCCCGCGCTGCTCCACCGGCAAGAAATGGTACTCCCTGCCAATCTGGCGCAGGACTTGCGCGAACAGATCGAGCGACCCGCGATCACGGCAGACGAGGCGCAGGAGGCCGCGATCAATGTGCGCGTGCAGATCGACCCGATCCGCATCGAATGGCCCGGCGGCGGCACGACCGTACAGCCCCGCGCTACGCAGCAGCAAGATCCTTTCGCTGGCATCCGCATGAACACGCCCGATCGGCGTCCCGGGGGCATGTTATGAGACAGGTCACGTCCTACAGCCCGAAGATCCGCGCTGCGATCCACACCCGCAGCGAAGGCGAGATCGATCTCACTTCGGAAATCCTGAGTGGGCATGTCTCTCGCGGGATCAATCAGCCCGCCGGACAATGGTCGCTCACGCTCACGGGCGCCGGATCACTGGCAGACCGGATCGCGCCTATGGATTATATCGAGATATACATGGCGCGAACCCCAACGAGCACGGGGATCCTCGATCTGATTATGCGCGGTTTTGTTGATAACGTGAGCCAGACGACCGCGCCCGGCACACGCCGCGTGCAGATCAACGGACGGGATTATGGGAAGCTCCTGATGCAATTCCAGGTGTATTACCTCAACGAGCTTGATCCGACCATGAGCCTGATCCCGCAGGCGCGACTAGAGATCAACTTCGGCCTCGGGAGTGGACTGATCACGCCACAGCAATTTGTCGTCGGGGTCAATCGCAGCATCGTGAGCCCGAACATAGACGCGCTCACGCGCAGCAACAGCGCGATCCCGCAGCTCCGCACGGCGGTCAAGGTGCCGCGCGATCTGGCAGTCAATGGCCTGAGTATTCAGCAATTCACGGGCAGCGTGTGGAATTTGCTCTCACAATACGCCAGCAGGCCATGGATCGAGATGTTTGTGATCGACCGACTCGACGGGCCCGATCTGGTGTTTCGGTATGCGCCGCTCAAAACCTACAGCAATGCATGGATCGACTCCTCCTATAGCGCGGCATTCCACACGATCCCGAATACGAGCATTGAACAGATGAATGTCAGCACCTCCGACAATGAGGTGTATAGCTATTACTTCACGTATCCCGTCTACAGCTTCCTGGAGCGGCAAGCAGTAAAAGCAGAAGGGATCGACGTGCAACGAAACCCGAAGCTCGATCAAGGCGCGCTCGATCTGTATGGATTCCGTCCGCTAGAGGTGGCCACAACCCTGATCCCGGCCCTCGTTGGCATTCCGCACGCGGAAGCCGAGCAGCAGCGCAGCAACACGCTAGAGATTGCCGCGAGCCTGAATGATTGGATGTATCGCGCGAACGTGGATAATGCGCGCTTTCGCTCCGGCTCGATCACGGTGCAAGGGGCAGGGACGCAGCCGGGCACGTATGCGCGCTTTCCTGATCTGGGATGGGAATACTACGTTGCATCAGTGTCGCATGAGTTTTCGGTTGAAGGGGGCAGCTACCGCACGACGTTGGGCGTCGTGCGCGGGTGCCCGGCATGAGGAGCCGTCATGGCAGATAGTACACACGAAACACTTGCCCACATCCGCCGGGTGCAGGTGCTCCTGTTTGAGGCGATCCACCGGTTGCAGCTCCGGGCAATGATGCACGATGGGAGCAAGCTCGTAGCGCCAGAAAAGGGGATGTTCGACCGCTACACGCCGCTGCCGCGAGATATCGACTACGGCAGCGATGCGTACCACCAGATCCTTGAGGAGATGCGGCAGACGGCCCTATCGCATCATTATGCGAACAATCGGCATCACCCGGAACACTTTCCAGACGGCATCCGCGACATGACCCTGCTCGATCTCCTGGAGATGTTGATCGATTGGAAGGCTGCCAGCGAGCGCCACGCCTCCGGCGATATCCGGCGCAGTCTGGAGATCAATGCAGGGCGATTCGAGATAGGCGACGATCTCAAGGGTATCCTTGCCCACACGATCGAAGAACTCTGGGGAGAATGATGCATCAGCAACCAGGACTCCAGCCACAACACGCGCCCGGGCGCGCCGCGTTCCACCTGGTGATCGGGCGCGTGGTCGCCTATGACCAGCCCAGCGACACGATCACGGTTGAGTTACTCGACGGCGGGCGGGTTGAGAACGTCGTGATCTCGTATGCGTTTGCCGGGCGCGCGTTCGGCGCGGCAGGGCTCCCGCCAGTGAGCGACGGATCCGCGGCGGCCACGGGCCAGAATGACACCTATGCAATCATCCTCTTTTTGCAGGGCCATGCCGATATGCCGATCGCTATCGGCTTTCTCCACCCCACCGATAGCGCGCTCTTCACCCGGCCCGAGGACACAACGATCGAGCGCCAGATCGGCAGGCAGACCGCGCTGCACTTTGCCGATGGCACCAGCGAATGGCACGCGCCCGGCGTGACTATGCGCGTCGGAGAAGGCGATCCAGCCACGCTTGCGGGTGCCCTGAATGCCTCAGGGCCCGCCGTGCCGATCGTGCTGCAAAACAGCAACGGGATCCGCGTTTCCATCGAAGGCGATGCGATCCGCGTGACCGTGGGCACGCATTTCTACATTAACGACGTGCCAGTCATCTGGTCAGACCAGACCCCGAACCCGATCGGCCCGCCAGGCGCGGCGGGCGGCGGGCTCGAATTCTCCCGACAGGATCACACACACCCGGTTGACTGGGAAACTGGCACCCCACCGGCAGATACCTACAGCGGGAGCCCGGGCAGCAGTGAGACATTCGCGCGCGGCGATCATGAGCATCCGATTTTCCCGGAATTCACGCTGCACCAGCAAACCTTGCCCGTTGGGGCGGGTGTGATACCGGAGCCCGAACCAGAGCCCGAGGTGCTGTCGTATGGCCTTCAGATCTCCGATGTGCGCCCGCGGAGCGGGATCGTTACCGGCAGCGATGGGCATATCTCGGAGATCGGGACGGGCCTCATTATGTCGGAGACGGGCCGCCTGGCCGTGTCCGACTTCGTAGCACCCGGCCCGCACGCGCCCGAGCATCACGCCGGAGGCGTCGATCCGCTCACCTTGAGCCTGATCGCGGGCGTGATTACGGCGCAGCAGCATACCCAGCAACCGGGCGGCGATCTGCATGCCATGGGCACCACCGACACGCCCGGGTTTGCCCAGCTCGCCAACGACAGCAGCACCCAGAGCGGGCGCGCCGTGCAAGGCAGCGATTACCGCCTGACCCAGGATTATGAACACGTGCCGCTGCCCCACGCGATCGACAGCGACCGCCACACGGGCAGCATTAGCGAGAGCCAGCACGGGCAGCAGCCCGGCGGCGATTTGCATGCACTGGCGACGACCGCCGCGCCCGGGTTTGTCCAGCTCGCCAACGACAGCAGCACCCAGAGCGGGCGCGCCGTGCAGGGCAATGACAGCCGCCTCTTGCCCGCCTACGCACACGATCCGCGCGCCCACGCGGCCACGCACGCGAACGGAGGCAGCGATCCGATCGCCCCGGCGGATATCGGCGCCGCGGCGGACGATCACACCCATACACCCGCCGAGCTCGGTGCAGCAGCAGCAGATCACACCCATACACCAGGCTCGGTAGGTGCCGCGCCGATCGACCACACCCATACGCCCGATGAATGCGGCGCCGCGCCTGAGGTGCACGGGCATGCCCCGGCAGATATCGCGCCACAGGGCAGCGGGAGCGGGCTCGATGCCGACACGATCGACGGGATGCACGCGGCGGAGTTTGCGCCCGTGAATCACACACACAGCATGGGCAGCCCGACCGATCCGCCGGACAATCTCAGTCAGCTCGCAGGCACGATCAACGACGCACAACACGGGCAGCGCGGCGGCGGCGATCTGCATGCGCTGGCGACAACCAGCGCGCCCGGATTTGTGCAGCTCGCAGCGGCGGGCGATGCGACGCCCGGGCTGGCGGTGGCTGCCGATGATCCGCGGCTGCTGCCGAGTGAGGACGTAGGCATACACGGCGATCACCACTACACGACCGATCTGATCGACTATGCCTTGCAGCGGCGGCGCGTGCCAATCGGCAGCACGATCACCGTGCCGCCAGAGTATGACATGCGCCTCCCGCCAGGCGCGGCGAATTATGGCACGATCGCGCTACAAAACGGCGCGCGGCTGATTGTAGGCTAACGATGCACATAGATGACTACACGCTACTCATCCTGCGAACATTCACGAACGGCGGCCCGCTCACGGCAGAGGGCCCGGGGGCGATTGATACCTCCGGACGGCTGATCAACAGCAGCACGATTACGCTGGTCGAGGAGCTGCGCATAGATGGCACGCTGATCCTCGAGGGCAATGGGGAGATCATGATCGAGGCAACGCCATGAGTGGGTATACACTTGGATTCCAGGGCACGGTGTGGGAATTCCCGATCGGCCCGGATTCGCTCGAGATCTCCTATACAGCCCTGACTAATGCCGTGCCCACGTTCGCGGGGGCCTACCTCGATCATTTCGGGAGCGGGATCGGGACGATCACCCTGAGCGCGGCCACCGGGTGGGGCGTGGGCGATCGGAAGGGGCGTCCGGATGGCAGGGCCGCGATCGTGAGCCTGAAAAATCTCTATCAGGCGTATCTCAACGCGGCCAGCGCGGCGAGCAACCCGCAGAGCGTCAGCATGACCTTTGCCGATACTATCGCGGGCCTCTCGTTTGAGGTTGCCCCGGATCGCTCGGGGCTGCGCTTGCAGCAGCACAAACAGAGCCCGCTGATCCGCCGCTTTTCGCTCACCTTGCACGTGCTGCGGGAGACCAGCGGCGGCCATGTGATTGCAACGCCCTACACGCCTGTTCGTACCAATAGCATTACCCTCTCCGCGGGGCCAGCGCTGGCCCAGGCCCAGACTGATAGCCAGGCGCTCTTGAGCCTGGCCACGCAGCCCCAGGCATACACTGTGCAGGCGGGCGATAGCCTCACGGCAATTGCGGGGATGTTTGGCACGACGATCGACACTATTGTCGAGTTGAATGGGATCCGTAACCCGGACATGATCGACGCCGGGCAAATACTCACGATTAGTTAGGAGGCAACACGATGAAAGACGGAGCACACTGGAATGTTGTATGGAATGTAGAAAAGCGCGCGGGCAACTGGTCAGGCACACAGATCGCCGCCGGGGAGGCGCCTGAACCGTATGAGCGGCTCGATCGGGACGGGAACATGCTGATGTATGGGGGCGCTAGCGCGATCTACCTCCGCCTGCTCGGAGGCACCACAGTGCCTCCGTTCGATGCATCAAACGCGCATCTTGGGATCGGCGATGACAACACGGCAGAAGATCCAGAACAGACCGATCTGCAAGCCGCTGTGAATAAACACTATCAGCTTGTCGATAGTGTCCAGCACACCGACGGTACCGACGCCGCCGCCGCGACCGTCGTGTTTACCGCCACATTTGGCGCGAATGACGGAAATTTTGCATGGAACGAATGGGGCATTTTCAACGCGGCCAGTGCAGGGCGGATGCTGAATCGGAAGGTTGAGACGCTTGGGACGAAAACTGTAGGCACGACGTGGACACTGAGTGTTACTATTACGTTGAGTTAGTGCTATGACATGGTTCGACGACCCTCGATGTACTATATCTCGCCCTGGACACAGTACTCTTGTGTCATATGCAACCGGGAAACTCACGCACGGCGGCGCGTCGCTGTTTATTAGCATGTTGACAGGATCACGGACTCCGGTCGTCGATCATCTTGTATCTTCCATCAGCACAAATGCCACCCCTGCTGAAGCAACTGACACGGGCGTAGATATGCCACTCAATGAGCCTGGTGTTGTGTTCTATCAGGAAAATGATCTTCTGGACGTAGGTATCGTTTTTCAGGTTTCCTCATATTTGATGAATACAGGAAGCACAACAATCTCTGTTGGATCGTGGGGGCTGTTCTGGGCAAACTGGCAGACGCATGCCCCGGCAGATCTGACAAACGAACGGCTGATCGTGCGAGGGGCCCTTGATCCTCCACTTGACATGCTTCCCGGCGATCAGTGGCGTGTCTGGATTCAGATCTCTCCGATTAACACATTCAGCGATCAATCTGCTCCACCGATCGTCAAAACAGCCGATCTTGGGAGTATTGACGAAAGTCGCACATGGGGAGATCGGGGGTTGGTCATTGCCGACACCGACACCATGGCCGATGCTTCGCTCTGGTTTCAACTTGGCGACGCCTTTGCCGCTGCCGACGCCTCAACATGGGGCGATCGGGAGCACGTTGGGGACGAGAGCGCGATCGCGCGGGAGTCCTGGTTCCGGGAAGATCTTGGGGCAGAAGATGCTGCCATGGCCGAGGTTGCGACGCTCCTACAGAGCGATGTGCAGGTCGAAACGTGGTCATGGACTGCCGATCGGCGGCACTACCTCAGGCGGCACCCGTCGATCTTTCAACTGGCGCGCCTGATCAATCAGAGTGCCGGGCGCAACTATGACGCCGAGGGCCGCGCGCTGCTGCTGCGTCTTTTACAGACGGCACTGGCCGCCAGTCACGACCTGCGCCCGGCGGCGCACTATCCGCAGGCGCAGCATGCGACGTTCGGGGCGTTGCGCCGGGTGCTCTGGCGCGCGCTGTATGGGCACATCGCTACGCCCGCCGAGGGGTATGGCGGGCCGATCCTGACAGAGGGCGCCGCGGACGCGCTGACTATCCTGGAAACACAGGATCCGCTGATGACGCGCCCGCCGGATCGGGTGGCGACGCTCGATCGGCTCCTTGCAGGCATTGGCTGGAGGGCTGATCCATGACCGTGCATCAACTCACGACCAGCGACACGCTGCACAGCCTGTCCGTAGCCTACTATGGCGACGCGGGGCAGTGGCGCGCAATCGCCCAGGCCAACGACCTGAGGCCGCCCTATATCAGCGACGATCCGTTGCTGCAATACGGTGCGCTGCTCGCGACGCTCACCCTCGATCTGCCCGCCGCGCCAGGGCAGACCCAGATCACGCTGGCGAGCAGCAGCCCCCTGCTACGCCCGGGTATGCGGCTGGTATTCACGCGGCGCCAGGCCGACGGCGCGCAGATTATCGAAGCCGCGACGCTGGCGAGCAGCAGCGGGCGGCTGGCAGCGCTTCAGGAGCCGCTGACCCAGCCACACCCGGCCCAGACGACGATCCGGGTGCATCCGCCGCCGCTTGCCGTCGCGGGGCGCGTGGCGCGCCCGGGCGAAACGTTACTCATTCCAGGGGGCAGCACCAGCGAGCGCAGCGCAAACGATCGCTATGGGCGCGATCTGGCGGTCGATCCTGAGGCCGGAATCCTGTTTACACCTGAGGGCGATATTGCCACCGTCGGCGGCGTGGCCAATTTACAGCAGCAAATGCGCCACCGCCTGATCGTGAGTCCCGGCGGGCTGCTCCGGCATCCGGACTACGGCAACGGCGCGCAGGCGTATGTAGGACGCGAGAGTACCGCCGCGATCCGCGCGCTGATGCAAAGCCAGCTCGCAACCAGTGCCCTGGATGATCCGCGGATTGTATCGGTTGAGCAGGTAGTGATCACGGCATCGGGTACCACCGTAACCGCGAGCGCGCGCCTGATCGCCGCGTCGGATATTGTTGATCTGAGTGTGAGGTTGTAATGCCGACGTTTGAGGAGTATCTGATCGACATGGCCGCCTATGCGCGGCTGCAAACGCCCGAGCTGACCGATCTGCAACCCGGATCGGTCATGCGCTCGTTGCTCGAGCTCATGGCCGCGCAACTCGAAACTGCGTACTATAGCGCCTATGACCAGACGCAGCAGGCGATCACGGAGTCCGCCTATCGGATCTGGGAGTTCGATCGGCGCCCGGCCCGCGCGGCATACGGGATCGTGCGCTTCACTGCCACCGCGCAGATTGACACCGCGATCGCTATTCCGGCGGGCACTGTCGTGCGCGTGCCCAACACCGCGCGCATCTATCGCACGCAGGCCGCGGCGACGTTTCCCAGCGGCCCGATCGGCACCACGTTGGAGGTGCCGATCCTGGCGATTGGCACGGGTAAACTGTACAACACGCCCGCGGGGACGATCATCGAGATCGGCAGCGCATTGTCAGGCTTGAGCGTGACCAATCCCGCCGCGATTGTGACGGGCGCGGATGCGGAGACCGACGAAGAGCGGTTGCAGCGCTTTGCGACATTCGTGCGCTCCTTTCATCGTGCCAGCGCATCCGCAGTCGAGTATGCCGCCGAGCAGGCCGTGATCACCGACCCGGCGAGCGGGATCGTGATCGAGCGCGTGATGAGCGCGCGCGCGCGTGACGTGTCGCCAGGTGTGGCGATCTGCTATGTATCGAATGGCAGCGGCAACGCCCCGAGCGCGGCCCTGCTGAGCGCGGCTGATGCACTCGTGCAGGCATACAAGGCCGCCGGGGTGCAGATGACCACGAGCGCGGCGGCGCTCAATCTGGCGAGTGTGGCAGTTGAGGTATTGCCTGCTGCAAACTACACCCTCACCATGGTGCAGACCTCGGTACGCGATCGGGTGCGGGCGTTTTTTGATGCACTTAGCATCGGCGAGCCTCTGTATCTGGAGCGGTTGATCAGCGCGATCCTCGAAGTACCTGGAATCGTGACGCTCAATCTTACCGCACCGGCAGACGATGTAGCAGCGGCAGAGGATGAAGAGATCGCACTTAATGGCAACCCGACGGTTACGGAGATGGTTCTATGACATCGATCGACCTGATTGAATCCCTACACCCGGCGATCAACGCCTCCCCGCTGGCGATCCAGGTGATCGGGCTGGCACCGAACGCAGCTGCGTGGATCCAGATCGATGATGAGGCGATCGCCGTCGTCATCGGCGAAAGCAGCAGCACCTACCAGCTTGCAGAGTACACGATCGCCACCTTGATCGCGGCACTCCCCGCGGCGCTGGGGGCAACACTCAAGGCGGCAGACTGGGCCGACGTGGGCGCGCATTGCCTGATCCCCGCGGCGCATACGCTGCACAGCGGGCAGGCGGCTACACTGGGCGCCTACACGGCGGGCCTGTGGCGCGTTGTGCGGCCCCTGGCGGCGGGCCTGCGCCAATCCGGCAGAGATACCGGCCTGCTGCTGCAACAGACTGATATTCGCCTCGTGGCGGGCGCGTGGCTCGATTTCTGGGGCATTCTCTGGAATGTGCCGCGCCTTGCTGGCGAGAGTGATCCCGACTACCGGCGGCGCTTTTTGTATGAGCTCACCCTCCCGCGCACGACCGCGGGCGGGATCGCCCGCCTGATCGAACTCAGCGAGGGCTACCGCGGCACGGTTGTGGATGCCCCCACGGCGGGCCATTTTGAAGTGACGCTCGAAGTGCCGACGGATGTAGATGTGGAGTCCGAGTTCGATCGGATTAGTGCCCTGATCGACCGCTACAAAGCGGTGGGCACAACCTACACGCTCTACATGCGCGGCCTGGTCGTGCTGAGCCTCCCGGCTGAGGGTATCCAGGCCAGCTACTTGGATTTCCCCGATCAGTATGCGCGCAGTGATGCTATCGCAGGCAATGCGATGCGGGATTATATCGCGGTTTTCTGGACAGCGCGCCAGGATCCCGTTATTCATTACCACGCTACTCATTACTGGTACTACCTCAGCCTGATCAATTGGCGCACGCATGAGGTGCAGCATATTCCAATCCAGACGTACGAGACATATGATCTCATTTTGTGGCGAGATGGATTCAGCGCGGAAAACATACCATTCGGCATTGCATACGACCCATTGCGGCGCAGCATATACATTAGTGCTACATCTGAATGGCAGATCGACACACCCGGCGAAACCGGCGATCCTGTGCCTCCATTTGCCCATATGACCTATGTGCCCGAGACACATGAAATATGGGCCAGCAGCGGCAAAACAGAAGCTACGTATGATTCCATTCAGATTATTGATCAGGCAGGCGCCACCACCGAGTTTGATATCATTCCATCGTATGAGCGGATCTTTATCCAGGATGTTTTGTATGTCCCGTCTACCGGCCATGTGTACGTGATCGATAGGTACTACGCGCGAATTCTCCAGATCGACCCGATTGCGCGCTCGGTCGTTGCTGAGATGCCGACAGGCACAAATTGGTGGTATTGGCCAGGGCGCATGATATACCATGCACCCACCGATCGTATTTTGCTGCTGCAATATGTGTTTCATTCATCAAGTGGCGCATATCAGAGCTTGGGATCTTACGGAAGACATCCAGGGTGCATCGTGAACGCGATCGATCCAGCAACACTGGTCATCACACAGAGCAGTGTAGAGATCGGCCCATATTCTACTGGCATAATGGATGAGCCAGCGAATCCATTCTATGAACATCTGGTTTATGTCCCTACCACAGATGCAATCTACCTGATAACAGGGCGTGAGATGCACCGTTTCGAGGGCACCCCAAACACGAGGGGGGTTGCGCGCCTCAATCCTGCCACGTTGGCATTTGAAGCTACGCTCGACACCACTCCATTGAGCTATCGCACACACTGCCCCGCGTGGCACCAGTCAGCACAGTGCATGTATGCGTTTGACGAGGACACGATCGACGGATTGCACATTGTGGCTTTTGACGATCTCGCAAAGGACGATGCACGCAGCTTTACCGTTCCACTGCCGGATCTGCCCGGCAATGTGACTGTGCATAGTCTCAAGACGCATGGGTACGGTAATGTGGCTCCTATTGCTTATATACTCACGGATTATCGCGCGGGCCTGCAATACGACCTCGGGCGCGCCACACTGGAGGATTGAACTATGGCACAAGATGCACTGGTAACGGATCAACTCGGAGTCTCACTTGCTCACTTGCTTGTCAACGGCGGGCCGATCTACCTCGCTGTGGGCGAGGGTCTCAGCGCGTGGGATAGCGCAGACGTGACGCCCCAACCCGCCGTTGACCAGGCGACACTGCACAACGAGCTGGCGCGCGTGGCGGCCACGGTCGAGTATCTCGACGACAGCGGCGCCGTGAGCGTGAGTCCGACGCGCACGATCCAATGCACGGCAGAGTATGCGGTAGGCGTAGCAAACGGGACACTTCGAGAGATGGGGTTGTTTGTGTCAGGCAGCGCCACCGCCGACAGCGGGTACATGGTGGCGGCGGCCAACTTCCCTGCCGTGAGCAAGGCGGCAGGAGCAGAGGACTATATTCTCACGCGAAAAATGCGCCTGACACTGCAAGGGTAGGGTATAATAAGAGTGGTTGAAAGACCACAGGCGTACACGAAGGCCCCGAGGATTACCCCGGGGCTTTTGTGTGTTCACTGACCATAAAATACGCCGCCGCGGCGCGCGTCGTGCAGGTCTGGCAGACGATGCGAAAGGCATGCGCCGCCCCAGCGCCCGGGCCGGTGATCGGCGCGCCACACTCCGCACAGCAACCGCGCTGCCACGCCGGGCGGGCTGGCACCTCGTGAAGCGAGGCATCCGCCGCGCGCTGCGCCTTCGTGCGGCGACCCTTCGGACGAAAGCTCATGCCGCGCCCCCTTCCCCGCACAGCTCAGCACGAAGCGCCTGCCCCAGGTGGCGGAAGTGCTCTTGTGCCGCCGTGTAGGTTTCGCAGGTTGCTGTATCGCCGGTGTGTGTCGTGATCTCGTAGTGATAACGATCCGGGCCCCATTGCGTTACCATGGCCGGGAGCCAGCGACGTGAGCCGGACACCGGGCGCGCCGTGATGCTGCCAAGGATCTGCACGCAGGTGGGGGTGTGCAGGCGGGCAACGATGCACCCGCCGCTCTGCTCATTGAAGGTGATCATGGTGTGTCCTTTCTGGTTATTCGCAAAAACCGCCTACGTCACAGGCACTTACAGGCAAATCGTCATCATCGAAGTCCATGTCAAACTGCCACCCACCCCGCGCCGTCTGTGCCCACTCGATCACATCGCGGATCGTCGGCACCTTGACCGTCTCACCGCTGGCGGTTGATACCTCCAGACTTCGCAGGTGCTCAGGCACGTGCGTGCGCGCAAAGAACGTTGATCGCCCATGCCGATTGCGGATCTCTTGCTCTTTTTGTTCAAGATAATCGACCCGCTCAGGGCGGAACTTTGCTAGCGATCGCAGTTCCGCTTTGCGAGAGTTAATGCATGGGAAACACCCCACGCGCGAGGCCCCCATTTCATACAGCGGGTTGCGCGGCACGCCCTTCTGGCGCATCCGCTCAATAAGTTGCTGTTTTCGCTCCGGCTGCATTGTCGGATCGTCGGCGATCAAATCACACACCCGATCGAGTGAGAGATACCGCCGATGCATCTCCCAGATATCATCAATTGTCCAGTGTAGCAGCGGACGGTGTGTCCAGCAGTACGGGCCCGCATCGAACTCCCATGCCTCTGCGGTGCTGCGTGTATTGCTGCTATGCCCTTCTTCGCGGCGCACGCCGTTCAGTTTGCACACCTCATGTCCTTCTCGCATCAGGCGCATGATATGCTCCCGGTTGGGGATGATTTTCAGGAATTGCGTACAAAACTGCGCCTTGGGCGACGGAAACCGCTTTTTTTTGTTGGCCAACTCGTAAAAATCATACTCTGGATTGAGCGTTTCGATCGGAAATAATTCGCGCAGATAATCGAGAAAGGCATAGGTCAGGGCGTCTTCGTTCCCGGTGTCGCAAAACACCACGCGAATCTGATCGCGTGGAATTCCACTCTCATACCAAGACCAAAGCGCGAGCGCGGCGGAGTCCTTACCGCCTGACATGCCCACATGGAACAGATTGAATTGATCAAGGCGAGGCGCTGGGGGCTGTACTGCTCCCGTTGCATCTCTTTCTAACATGCCGCTTCCTCACGTTCGTACGTCTCCCAGCCCCACCGGGCCGCGATGGCTTGAAACTCTGCGAGCCAGTTGTCTGGTACCTGGTATCCTTCTTGCCCCTCACCCGCGATGAACAGGAACGGCAGATCGCCCACTGTAGATCCCCATTTGATCCTGAGCTCTTCGATGCCGCGCTTCACAATGTTAGCCACAAAATACGGATCAGGGTTGTAATAGGCCGCGCGGATTTCCCCCTCCAGGGCGCTCGCATCGGCGTGCTTGCCTATCATATAGTACGGCGCGCTGGCTATCCAACAATCGGTACTCGGTTCATAGTCGAGCACGATGCCAGGACTAACAAATGTCGCCATGGTAATCTCCTTCCAGGCGGGCCAGCGCTGTCGGCACATAGTAGACCTCCAGGCCCGTCATGCTGTCGTGGCGCGTGATAAAGCAATATCCGAGCTGCTCAAGCTCTGCGGTATACGTTGCAACCTTCTGCGCAATTGGCACCGTGCCATTGTTCAGCCGTTGCGGTTTCATCCATCGGCGGAGAAACGCCTCAACCGACGCCTCGGTTACAACGTGATGGGCTGTCTCTGTGTGGAGACGAAGCAGAAATGGCTTGCGATACATAGGTCGTTCATCACAGGCCCGGTCAAACCAGACAACGCCGCTATGCATGGTGGTCGCCTCCATGGTGGTTCCTTTCTGGCGGCCCAGGCTACCCAGGCCGTGTATTGCTTTCATTCTACTGCCGGTTATGCGGCGGCTCGCGGCTCAGACTTGAGCACCTTCGAGACCACAAACGAGCTCCCCCACTTCTCATCGTGCTTTGTGTAGCCTTCGAGCGTCACAACGCGGCCCATTTCAATATGCCGTGTGATGCTTTCAGCGGTGCCAGCGAACGCCACACACGGCATACGCTGTGCTTCTCCGGTTGCGACTTCGAACTTGAGCAGATCGGCTCGTGTCGTGTAGATACTGTAGACGGTACCTTCGAGTATTTCGCCGCCCTTGCTGCTGCTGCTGCCCTTGCTCGGGGCCGGATCTGCAAGCGGCTCAACGCCGCGTGCTTGCAGGCGGTTTATGGCTTTATCCAGACTGTCAAGACTGCATTCCAGGGATACCGACACGGCATAGCCTCTGTATGTGCCCTGGATTGTCAGGTTTACGGGTTTGTGGTCGCTCATATCGCTATCCTTCCAGGCGGGCCAGCGCTGCGCCGACCCGCTGCTGCTGCTATCCTACCGGATGACCTCTTGTTCGCGCCCGCAGCAATGACAGCACCCTGTCGTGCCATCATCGGCGCTAGCCCAGTCGATTTCAGCACCAGCCTGGGCGCAAGCATCGCAGAGCGCAGTCAAGCTGTAGCCATCTTCGTCCTCGTTCTCCCAGTCGTGATACCAATTCACTGCATAGGTGGGGGTGTAGCGTCGCATCGTGATTTCTCCTTGTGGTATGGCGGGCCAGCGCTGCGCCGACCCGCTGCTGCTGCTACTTAAAACCCGCGGGTGATCTTCATTTCACCCGGCATTCGGAGCGTCTCAGGATCGAGCTGTGCCCTCCGGCGCTCCGTTTCATAGGCGTCGTAGGCAGCCTTATCAGCAAAGACCAGCACGCGGTCATACGATATGCCGTAATGGATGATCTTGACCACCGTGCCCGTGGCGAGATTGCAGTAGGTATCAAACGGTCGCATCGTGCCGCCGCCGGTGTGGACACAGTTGTCAATCAATCGGGCGTCTTGATTATACGTGGACGGGCGCGTGCCCAGCAGTGCCGTAACCTGATTGGCATAGTCAGGCCCATAGACAATGGTGTGCACGGTGTAGGGGGTATTGGTATCAGTCACAGGTGTGTCCTTCCTAATGTGTATCGAGTACAGCATATGTACTAAGGTCAGTATACACCCTCATTGACAACATGTCAAGCTCGGTATATACTAAGCCTGGAAATCGCACAAAGAGGGGGGGGCGGAATGATTAGGTTGAACGTCAAACCGATCGCAGAAGCGCAGGGGCTCACGATGTACGCCCTCCAGCAGCGCGCGGGTGTCAGCATGGGCGCCGTGCGGCGCTATTGGTATAGCACCTCGGACGGCAAGTCGCACGGGCGCCCGTTGCGCATGCTGCACCTGGAGCAGCTTGAGGCGGTTGCGGCTGCACTCGGTGTCGATCCTGGCCAGTTATTGCACGTCGTGCCAGATCAGGCGTCCCAAATGTAACTTTTCGGCTCAAAAATTACATTCTGCCAGGAGAATGCAACAGAGCTTACAAGGTGGAGCGCGCCGGAGGGCCAACTCCGGCGCACCAGGGAGGTAGTCAGGTAGGGTTCTATGGGGCTTGCTTCCGGCAGCACGGAGGGAAAGCTACGCAGAAGCACGGCGCTATTGTACCACATCCGTGCTATTCCACGCCCCACGCGGCGCGCGCGGCAGCGAGCACGATCCGCTGCACATCCGCCTCCGTGGCGCGGATCACCGCGGCGATCACCGGGTTGGCTGCCTGCCCCGGGTGGATCCAGGATGACGGATCGCTGCGCTCTGACACCGTGCGCCATGTCCAGTAGGTAGATTGTTCAGTCTTGCCATACTGCTTTTTGATCTGCCGCATGCCGTGGTAGAGGCCATATTTCCAGGTGTAATTGGTTGCCATCGGCGCCTCTTCATCCCGTGCGAGCGCCTGAAGGTTCACGACCGCGGCCAGCTTGCTGCGCTGCCCGAGCTGCTCACCCATCCCCGGATCGCCAGGATCCTGGAATGCGCCCGACTTCCGCACGATCTTGTACACATCGGGCGGCATCACCGCGCCGTGCGCCCGGTTGGCACTGGTGCCTTTTTGTGGAGTCATGTGCCGGAAGGGCACGGCGATGTATTTTTGCCCCTTTTTGCCCGTCTTGGCAGACTTGCTTCGCAACAGGCCGGGCTTGATATCAAATCCCGCGTACCCATCCTCTACGCGATCGACGTGCTCATAGGTGCATACCACCGTCGCGTGGAGTGGCTCAGGGAGTTGTAGCGCCTCTCCCGTGTGCAGGCTTTCGTAATAGTCATCATCGTGCACAGGGCGCGTCATACCCGGCAGCATCGCCCCCTGCACGGCACTGGCCCACGTATCGCGCACGTGTTGCGCAGCACTCATCATGCCCCGACGCAGCACCTCAAGATCGGGCCGCGCGGCCCGCTCGGCAGCCGCTTCAATAGCAGAGAGGTCGATCGCTATCGCAAAATGACTCATTCCCACACCGCCGTGATCGTGTCGGCTGGCAGCGTTGCCTGCCAGGTCACTGGCTGATCGTCGGGCAATACCGCGCCCACGCCTGCCAGGTGGCGCTTCCGCAGCAGCACCCGCTGCCCCAGGCCCGCGCCGCGGTCGATCCGTTGCACCGTCACACCCGGATACACAACCCAGTCATAGATTGCATCATAGCGCACGGCATAGGCGGCCCCCATCGCGGGCCCGCGCCCGGCTGCCCAGACGACGCGGCGCCCTTCGATAGTATAGTCGAGATCGCGTTGAAACCAGATCCGCGCGCCAGTCGAGGGATTGTGTTGCTCGACCAGGCGGATCAGCGACGGGCGATAGCTGAGCAGATCCTCACCCCGGATCAGTGTATCGCCTTCGTAGGCTTGCCCGTAGCCCAGGCGGATCACGTCGTAATCGCTGATCACGAGCTGCCCGGCGGGCAGCACCTCAGGTGAAAAGGTCATGTCCCCAGGCATGGCGAGCCCGCTTTGCAGCAGCGTGCGATCGCCGCTGTTCAGTGCCGCGACCAGGCCACGCACGCGGCGCCCGTGCCCATAGGCGCGCCCCGAGCCGCCGCACACCTGGCACGTGGGCAGCGGATGCCCCTCGGGCTGCTCACGGGCGCACGAGCACGGCAGCACGGGGTAGTGGGTCACGTATTCGCCTAACTCGCGGGTCAGGCGCCGCTGGGCGGGTATGTCGTGCAGGCTATTCGACAGGGGCATTACAGCACCACGATATTCGGGCCCGCAAACCGTTGCCGCAGGCGCGGCACGTTGGTGTCAAGCCACTGCTGATAGTAGCCGATCTTCTCGCTATAGGCACCCTGCGGGCTGTAGCTCCAATTTTCCGACACCCCTTCCCGGCTGGCACTGCGGGAGGTGCGGCCCGTCGTAGCGGCGAGCGAGAGGTCTTGCAGCGCAGAGAGCGCGGCCTGTATGCCGATCGCCTCCCGGATCGGGGTGTAATCGCCATCCAGGGCGCGCAGGCCAGAGACCACGCGAAAGTGCCAGAAATCAGAGATAAATCGCCGCTGGCGCAACAGGCCATACAGGTAGGTTCCGGCGTGTGTTTGCAGCAATGCGCTGCCGGTGGTCGGCACCAGCGTGATGATCGCAGATCGCTCATCGATCGTAATCCACTCATCAGGCAGGCTCAACACGTGCTGACCAGCGTGCCAACCCTCGATTGTGATCACCCGCTGGAGCGGGCGCGCGAGCGGCGTTTCGAGTGGGATCGTGGTCATTTTGCCGCTTTCATAGATGCGCGCATCGGCGATCTGGTCATAGTAGAGGCCCGCCGCCGGATCGGTGGTGATGATCGCGGTTTCGAGCTGTAATTGCAGCCGGGTCTGGATTGTACCATAGGCGCGCGCGAGATATTCCATGAGCCGCTCATCTGTCAGGCGCCAGTTATCAATGATCAGCGTTTCGGGCATGGAACTATCCGGCAGCAGATCCGGATCGACCTCGATTTGTACATAGGCGTCGCCTTCGGGCGTCAGCAGGGTGAGGGTCTGTAGATCGTCCCCATCAACCTGCACCAGGGGCCCGCCGCGCCAACTCAGCGCGCGCGGCTCGGACTGGTAGACCAGCACGCCCGGGCCCTTGAGCATCCCCGGATCGACGTAGGTGATCGCTACGCCTGTGATCGCCTTCGGTTGTGCAACCGGCGCGAGCACGGCCTCAACGTGCAGCGGCAGGCCCATCAGGTAGGTATGTTTGAGTTCGGAGATTGGCACCGTCCGCACGGCAAACGACCGCGAGCGGGCCAGCTCGGGGCCGCCCTCGGGCTCGCGGGCCACGATCGCATAATCCCCCTGTCGGGCCCAGTTCAGATCAGGATCGAGGTGTGTTGTGAGATCTCGCAGATCGAACGTGATCGGCGCGCTTTCTGTTGGGGGTGTGATCGTCTGCACGGCAATATCGCCGTACCCATCGAGACGGGTCAGGGCGATCTCGCATGTCTGCGCTGGCGTTGCCTCATAGAGCGTTGCGCCGATCTGATGCATGCCCGCATAGCGGGAGTATTCGCGCGCGTGCAATTTGATCCGCATAAGCCCCTCCTAGATCGGCGACGGATGCCCGCGATCCCAGTGCCGATCGCGGGCCCCGACGATTAGCCCATGGAGCTGCTTCCGCTTCTTGAGCAGCTCTCCATATCGTTTCGACAGCTCCGGATCGGGCCGCGCCCCCTGCGCTCTGAGTTGTGGCGCGATCTGTTTGATCTGCTCGTTGATCTGGTCATGCGCCGCGATCGCCGCCTCTCGGATCTTCTGATCTTGTTGATCGGCAACATGGAGCAGCGCAGCGAGTTTCGTATGCTGCTTTTCCAGTTGCTTAAGATGCTGTTCCGGCCCGCTCTGCTGGCGCTGCTTACGCTTCTGCTTCTGCTTCTTGCTTCTTGGCACGCTGGCGCTCCTCCTGCTCTGCCTTGCGTTCATCGCGCAGCCGTTGCGCGGTCTCTACTGCCGCGCGGCGCTGCTGTCGGTTGTCTTCGCCTACGGCTTGCCCACGCATCTTCTGGCCTGTGGCGCGCTTATACGCCGCGTTGACGTGCGCAGCGAGGCCCGTATCGTCAACGGTGTGGCTGGGATCCTGAAAGACGTGCGACGTGTGCGCCTTGCGCGCCAGGCGGCGCTGGGCGGCGCCGTCGAAGGGCGTGTCTGTGATCAACTCGTGCAGATCGACATCGGCTTGCTGCCCGATGCGGTTGATGCGCGCGTCGCGTTGCTCTTTTACGGGGCTGGTCATCGGCGTGTCAACGTGCACCAGCCAGCCGCCGCGTTGTAAATTGAGGCCGGTATTACCCGCGTCAGACAGGATCATAATATCCGCCGTCGCATCCTCATCCCGCTTACTATCCGGCGCAAAGGCGCGGCGGGCGGCGTCCTTCTCATCGCCGGTCATGGTGCCGGTGAGTGTCGCAACGCGGTGCCCTTGCGCCTCCAGGCCGCGCTTGAGCTCGTCGATCGTCTCCAGGTTGCGCGCAAACACGACGCCCGGCACGCCTTTCTTGCCCGTGCGGGGGTTTGTGGCGTTACGATACTGATCGGCCATCTGCGAGATGTGCTGCATTTTGGCGTTGGTCTCAAACTTGCCGCCGTTGATGATCCGATTAAAGGCCGCCTCCTTGATCGTCCCGATGGCAGGCAGCAGCGAGCGCGCTTTGTCCTCGTGGTCTCCCTCATCCAGATCGGCGAATGAGTTGGGCGAGAGCGTCCGCATGTGCTCTGTCAGGATCCCGCTATCGATCGGGCGGCCTTCTTTTTTGGCGGCTTGCCGCTCCATTTTGATCGCGTTGAATGCCTGCTGTGCCGCGTCGTATTGCGTACGCTGGTGCCCCGAGAGCTTGATCTCGTTCTTTTTGACGTGGCCTTCCACGCCGCTTTCCACGCGATCCTGGTAGAAGTAGCGGCTCGTAAGGCGCTGCAACGCCTCCCGGTGAGACTGGGTATTGCTGCCGTAGCGGCGCATGAATTCGCCGCGATCGGAGAATCGATCCGGGTCGAGCTTGGAGAGGTAGTCATAGGCTTCCGATGCGTCGTTTTTGACGGGAGTTCCCGATCCGAGAACCTGATGGCTGACATTATCGCCGATCGCATCCATGACGTTGGCCATGGTGCTGTTCTCTTTGCCGATCCGGTTGCTCGTGTAGTGGGCTTCGTCCACATAGAGGTAATCCAGGTTATGCCAGCCCATATGATCGAACGCACCCTTGATCGCTTCCGCGCGGTCGCTCCGGCTCAGGCCATTGAACCAGTCAACGGTATCCCCGTGATCTATCCCCTGGTGCTCGCTCAGGGCGTGGATTGCATCATCACGGATCCCCTGGTGCGTAACGACAACAAAGTCGGTATTTTGATCCCGATAGGCTGCATGGCGCTCTTCGCGGCTCGCACCCGCTTCCGCGTGCCATTTGTAGCCCGTGCGCCCATCGGCGCGCTGTTTGGTCGGATCCAGGAAGCGCTGTGCTTCTCCCCCGAACTGCTTTTGTACGACGCTAGGAACGGCATAAATGCCGCGCTTGACCTGGCCCTGGTCTTCGAGATGCGTGAAGGCGGCCAGCGTGGTCAGCGACTTCCCAGAGCCAGCCCCGAACCAGAGCCCCACTTTCTTTTGATGCTCGATCAACTTGACGGCGCGCTGCTGTTTGTAGAAGCGCTTGCCCTTTTCGCTATCATCCCCCATGGAGACGGGAAAGAGCGACACAGGATCGGCCTTCGGGTTCCAGGCATGGCCTACCTCGTTGACAATGCCTGCGATCTGGCGTTCGGCCCGATGTCCCAGCGTAGCGCGCATGCTCTTGTTGCTGCGCTCGGCCTCTTTCTCCTGAAAGAGCGCGCGCTGTTCCTCGCCTTTGACGCGCAACGATTGCGCGGCGGCCTCCCCGCGCGCGCCTGCCACGAACTTGCCCGAGGCGCCGCGCCCGACTTCTGCCATTTCGCGCGCCATGGGGTTGCGCATTTCGTTCAGGCGCTCTTCAAACTGGTGAGACGGCGCCAGGCCCACCTGGTGCGCGTCGCTCATAGAGAGCGCGGTTTTGCCGAGCTTCAGCGGCTCGCCAGTCAGGCGGTTGTAATGCCCCGCGAACTCTTGCGCAAAATCGCCTTGCATGTGCTCTTGCAGCGATCGATAGGCGAGATCCTGATTAGAGCCGTGCGCTTGCAGATAACGATCCCAGGCGTGGCGCGCTTTCGCCTCATCATCCCCGGCGCCCATCGCGCCATCTTCGCCGGTGTCGTTGCCGAACATATCGCCATGGTTCTGGCGGCGCTTTTCGAGTTCGGCCTCTTGCCATTCGCGCGCGTTCACCTTCTGTTTCGTGCCCCATACATCGATCTCGATCGTGTCATCCGGCCCATATTCCTGGTGCAGGCGCGGGTCATCAGTGCCCAGATCGTAACTCGACACGTCGCCACTATCCCCGAAGGCATCGCCGAACATCGACGCAGTGAGATCGTCATCAGTGTCCTTCTTTTTGTCTTTTTCGGCTTGCTGGCGCTTCTTCGCTTCTGATGAGGCTTCTTTCCCTTCGGGTGAGAGATGTTTCCACCAGTAGTCGCGGAGGGCGTTCTTCTCCTTCGGGTTCAGCTCCATGGGGGACTTGAAGGCCAGCACCGCGGCGGGGTTCTTTGCCAGCGCACGGTGTACTGCCTCGACAGTGTGATTGCCCATAGGCGTGCTGCTTTCGCCGAACATATCGGTTTCGGCGATGCGATCCATGGCGACGCCTTGCGTGTGTAGCGTGTCGGCACTGAGGCCCTGCTTTGTGCGGTATTGCTCCGCGAGCTGCTGTGCAGCCTCTTCCCGCTCTTGCTCGAAGGCGCGCAAGGTGTCGGGTGTCCAGTCTTTGGAATGGTCGAACTGGGGCAGCAGCTTCTTGATCGCCTGATCGATCTCTTCTGCCTGATTGCTGCCGGGGATCTCATCTCCGAACATATCCACGCCGCCAGCGCTGGCAGGCTCTAAGTAATCACTATGGAAGGCAGCCGATTGCAGATCGGCCACAACCTGCATAACGGGGCGCCCGTCTGCGACGTGGCTGCCGATGTAATCGGAGACATATTCGTGCAGGTCATCGCCGCGCAGGCCCGCGAAGTGCTCTTTTTCAGGCTGCACGCCGAACACAGGCGGTTCGGGCGTAGGCCCGTCCATAGTCGATTGCACGCGGCGCGCAATGCCTGCCGGGAGCCAGCCCGACTCATCATGGCCGCCGGTTTTGATCGCCTGCCCGTGAGCAGAGGCGTCGATCTCCTCCTGCGTCAGGTCAGAGCGGGCCAGCTTGCTGATCGCGTCCCCCTGGATAAACACGACCTTGCCCGCGACATCCTGCGAGATCTGGTAATCGTCGCGTTCCAGCCCCAGCGCGGCGCAATTCTGGATGATGCTATCCTCGTCCGCATCACCCATGGGCATCGTCAGGCGGCGCAAAGGATCGTCTTTGTCGCCTTTTTTGGTCTTTTTCAGGGCGTTGAGGAGCTCTGCATGCGAGCGCAATTCGCCGATCGTGCGGCCCAGGTCGTGCATGGTGTGCTCGAGCAGCGCCCGGCGCTTGTCGTTGAGGTATTGCATGGACACGGGATCGCTCGGATCCTCGATATCGCCGAACGCGATATCGCGCGCCTCCGCATAGGCTTCCTTCGCGCGCGCAACGGCATCCGATGCGCGGCGGGTGCCCTCTTCGCCGTGGTAGGCTTCTATGCCTTCCACGAGCGCGTTATAGCGGTCATCGTCAAGGTTGTCTCGCAGGTGCGTGGCCAGGATCGACGCGGCCCCCTTCACCCCGAATGTATCGATCAGCGCCCGATCGGCGAGGATATCACCCGCGCCCAGCATGGTCGCATTCCCGAAGCCCGCAAAGGCGCCCGCGCTCACGTGTTGCGCCATGGCGCGCTGCAACTGCGTGCGTGAGATATCGAGCTGGCTCATGAGCTCAGGACTTTCCTCTACCTTTTTCAGGAGCGCGCTATTGATATCGGCTTGCTGCTGAATGCGGAGCGCCTCTTCTGCGCTCACGAGTGCCTGATCTGAGGAGAGGGCGTCCACGTCAAATTTATCATTGATCGCGTCGGTATCGATCGCGTAGCCTGCGGCGGCCCCTTCTTCTTTGGCTTGCTCCTTTTTGCGCTGCATATTCGCCTTCATGGCGTCGTATTTCTTCTTTGCCGCGAGCGCCTGTTTCATCTGGTCATATTCGACCTTGGCCTGTTGCAGCTCCTCAGGGATCTGGGTGGCGCCTCGCTTGCTGGCCTGGCTCATCTTTTTGGCATTGTTGCGCCCGTCGTGCACCGCCTTGGCGACCAGCCCGAGGTACTCACTGCCGGTCATCTTGGAGTCATCGTGGTCTTTCGCGTGTGCCTTATCGGCGCGGCGGCGCCACTTTTCGACAAGCGCTTCGGCGCGCTTCCAATGCCCGAAAGCCTTGTCATAGTCGCCCGCTTCGGCGTGTTCAGCAGCTTTAGCGAGCAGGTTGCGGCGCGCTTCCATATCGGCGGCACACAGATCATCCGGGCTCATGATCGGCTGCCCATCGTCGTCTACCTGCTCAATCGCGCCACCACTCGCAACGATATTCGCCACATCGGAAAGCGCCTGCTCGCCGTCGTTGTCGTTTTCGGCCTGCTGGCGCAGCGCCTCATGATCCAGCTCGCCACTCTCGATCATGGACTGGATCGCGCGGTTTTTGGTCGTCGCGTCGTAGCCCTTGCCCTGGTTCGGTTTGTAGCCGCTCGCCTCGTCGATTGAGAGCGTGCTACCAGCTTCATCGATCGTCTGGCTATGCTGATCGTGCTCCTCTTGCGCCTCCTCGCGGCGCTTCTCCAGGCGATCAACCGCGTCTTCATCGCCGCGCGTGCGGGCGTTTTCAATCTCGTGATCGATGTCGCCAAGCTCGGCTTCTGCCTGCTTCTGCCCTTCAAACGCGGCGGCCAGGTCGATCCCGCGGCCCTCCTTTTGGAGCGCAAACGAGATCCCCTCGTTTTCGAGGCGCTCGCGGTCTTTCATGAGCTGCTGGCGTACCATCTCATCCAGATTGCGATCCATCTGGGTTTCGAGTTTGCGATAGTACTGATACTCGAGCATCGCATAGGCAGCGCTGTCGGGCTTGATCCCCTTGACTGTCTCTGGATCGGGGTTGAAGGCATATTCTGCCGGGTTCATGCCCATCAGGGGGAGAATGTCTTGCATCTTGGCCTTGATGCGATCGGTGTCCTTTTCGGCGCTAGCGCGCTCGACCGCTTCATCCATGGCCTTCTTTTTATCGAGCTTACCCTCTTTCGCAAGCTCCTGCTCTTCTTCTTTCTTCTTCTGCCGCTTTTCGCGCTGGCGCTCTTTTTGCTCTTTCTCGTGCTGCTCTTTACTCTTCACGCCGGTGAGCTTCATATGGTTCATCTTGCCCCCGGCGCCGCCGACCACGTAATACGATCCGGGCGACTCCTTGCTCTCGCGGATCATAATCGGCACGCCGGTGGTGTTTTCGCCGTTGGGGTGCACTGTGATCCATCGCGTGCCCGGATCGGGCGCGCGCTTGCTCATGTGATCGCCCCACGGGCGCGCGGGGATGTGGAGGGTCAGCTCCCCCCAGAGGGTCTGGTTGCCTTTGTGCATGGAGCACATCAGGCGGCGCGTCACGTAGCGGCGGCGCTCGATCAGAGCGCGCGTGCGAGATGAAACATGCGGCTGTGGAGGAACTAATCGTGCCATATACGTTGTATGCAGGCAACAGGGGAGTGCTTGATCTCCTGCTGCGTAAATCGAAACACCCGATACCCGGCGGCTTTGTAGGCGGCATCCTTCCGGTGGTCTTTGCGCTGCTGCGCTGGCTGCTGATGGTGCGGCCCGTCGCATTCGATCACGACGCGCGCCCCATCGGGCAGTGTGACGATAAAATCAGGCCGATAGCGACCGATGCGGCCCTGATCGGTGTAGGTATAGCCCGCCTGATCGAGTGCCTGACGGATCAGGCGTTCCAGGCTCGTTTCAGGGTTCGGGCGGTCATCGTCAAGGCGATAGCGCAGCAGCGCGCGGCGCATCCGATCCACTAGCGCAGCGTCACAAGGATCTCAGGATCAATGTGATTGCTGGCGTCCACATTGGTCGGGACGATCTCAAATCGCAGGTAGCGCCCGTCCAGATCGAAGCTGGTGTATGCGCCGCCGACAGTGTTGATCGTCAGGGTATTGAGTTCGACCGTCGCGGCAGCGTTGGAGCTGTTCACAAACGGATGAATGAGATCGTACCAATCGCTGCCGTTGGGGCTCACCTGAGGCGTGATCACGACCTGCGCGGTACCGCTGGCGACGGTGGTAGAGACGAACACGTCTGCGCTGCTGTAGCCCTGCACATTTGCGATTTGCACGCCTCCCGCCGTCAGCGGGGTGTAGATCGTGTCGGTGGCCTCGATGGCACTGCCAGGGCGAAACATAACCAACTCCGTCCCGCGCGTGGTGTTGATCTGGGCATCGGCGGGCGGAGGGCTCTGTACTGTCATCAGGGCGAGAGCCGCCAGAATAGCCAGGGCCAGCAGCGCGGCACCTGCAAAATGCATCGGGATCGAAATAGACCGCATACCATACTCCTCTCACTGAGTGAATACATAGGCCGTTCAGAACACGCAAAAACCCCGACCTGAATAGGCCGGGGCACTCCCGTTATGGTCATTATAGCACATCAGGCCGCAGGGGTGATCTTCAAGCGCTTTTGTAGGCGGGCGATCTTGTGCTGGACTTTCCGTAATTGCGGCCCCTCTCGAAGGGTACGCGCTTCCGCTTCCAGGTGGCGCAGTTCCTTCAGGTCTTTGCGCCGCTCGCTCTCGCTCTCTTGCTCCTGATCCCAGCCGCCGGTCACGTGATCGAGGTAGTCTTTTCGGCTGCCCTCGTGATCGCCGCGCTTCTTGGCCGCGCGGTAGTCGTCCATGTGTTCGTGCCAGTGCCCGCGGGAGCCGATCGGGTGATCGCCGCGCGCCTTGCGAAGCAGCTCCGCCGTGCGGGAGCGGCGGCGGCTGAACATCATCTGCTGTTCTGCGTTGCCGGGGCTCTGTGGTTCTGTGGGCTTGCGCTTGCCCGCCCCCTTGCGCGGCACGGGTTGCCCGAACTCAGGGCGCGTGGCTTTGGGCTTTTGCTGGCTGCGCTTCTCTGCGAGCACGCGATCAATGTCCTGATCAATCTGCGCGACCTGCACCCGCGCCTGCTGCCACTGCCGGATCTCTGTGCCCATATCCCTCACCAGGTGATCGGCCTGGCGCATGGGGATGACGCGCTTGAAGCGGCTCAGGTGCTCCTGTCGCTCCTCTTCGGTGATCAACTCCGCGGCGGCGGCCTCAGTCAGTTTGTGCACGGCTGCCTGGCGTCGCTGATCAACCTGCTCCATGACCTGCTTTCGTTCGGCGCTGGCGGCGGCGGGATTGACTTTCTTCTGCTGCGACTCCTGTGCCTGCTGCAAGTGTCGGGCCAGCATCCCCAGGTGGGGGGCCTTGTCTTCAAAGTTGATATACAGCATCGTGTTATCGCCGAGCCTGCGCTTGTTCTTATAGTCCACAGTGCCGCCGAATTCAGCGGCGATATTATCCAGGAGTTGTTTCGACATGCGCCCGCCGCTAAACGCGACATGGATCGACCCATGATCCTCCGGTGCGAACGTCACTTCTGTGTTGCCTAGTTGCATTTCTATGCGGATATTCGCCGGATCGCGCGCGGGCTGGTAGCGGATCGGGTGCTTGCCCAGCGAGGGTAAGGCGGGCGCCTCTTGCTGCTGCTGTTCGGCGCGGCGATCTTCGATCTGTTTGCGGATATCGCGCGCCACACTTACCGCGTTCCGCATATTCGCCACACTCGACTTGTGGTGCTTGTGCGGGCTCACGTCCCGAAACAGTAGCGTCGTTGCACGATCATACTCCCGGTCATTGAGCAAGCCATCGGCGCGCGCCTGCTCAATAGCAGCCTTCGTTTCGTCGTGCTCCCGCTCCACAGCGGCCCGCACCTCTCGCTTTGGCGTATCTGGCGGGAGGTCTTCCAGTCCTGCGATATCTTGTTGTGCCTTCTCCCGGCTGGCGGCGGCCTTCTCCCGGCCCGCGGCGGCGCGCTCCCCGCGGAGCTGGCGCAGCTTCTTTTCCGCGTGCAACTTGAGTTGTTCCAGGTTGCTGAGAGTATACGCCGCGCTCGGATCGTTGCGCTTCTTTTGCGCGCGCCGTATGTCGGCATCGATCTTGTTCAGGTGCTTGATCGCCTGTTCAGGCGTACTAAGTGCGTCGATCTTCGCCTGCTCTTGCTGGAGGTGATCGGACTCCATCTCGGAGGAGTCGATCATGGCGCGCTGGGTGCCGTGATCGGGCTGACGCGGCGGGATCGGCGCCCCTTTGGGCGCGTCGCCTTCCGGCCCGGCAGTCTGCACGCGGGTGTAGGGCGCGTCGGACTGCGGCGGCTGTTGCCCAGCCAATTCGCGCTTGGCGTCAATCGCTTCAATCTGCCGGATTGCCTCTTGCACGCCCGCCACACTCATCTTGTGGCCTTGGTATACCAGCCGTTCGCCCCACTCGCTCTCGGCTGTGGCATAGTGCTGCATCCGGGCGATAACTTGCTGGCGCTGCTCTGGTGTTGCGCTGGCAGCCTGGTTCACAAACGCCGCAATCGCGTCTGCTTCGATTTGTTGTTCCTGGGGGGACAGTGTTCGCTGCGTGCGACTCTCGACGGGTTTAGTGTGGCGCTTCGGTGCGGGCTGTTGTTCTGGCGCGGTCTGTTCTTTTGGTTTCTCATACCGCGGTGACTCCGGATTGTCAGGGCTGTGCTTCCATGCCGCCTTCGTGCTCTCGAAACGCCACACGCCGCCTTTTGTACGGCTCATGATATCGCCGTTGGGGGCTTCTCCATACTCCTTGTGTTCAGTGCTGTGGATTACCTTCGGCTCATGCGGGTCTTGGTAGGCTTCCCGGCCCGGCGGCTGCTGCGCCGGATGGGACTCCATTCGCTGCTGATGCATATCATCTTGCGTATGCGCGCCGCGCTGCTGTGGCGGCTTCTTGGTGTTATACTCATACTTCCACCGCTGGTTAGTATGATCCCACTCCCGGCTGATGTAGCGCGATCCTGGTTTGCGGGCGCCCGTGCCGCGGGCTTTGTTCAGTAGCTCCCGCGTGCGGCTGTTGCTGTGCATATCACCCTCCTCGTGCTGGCGCGCCCGCGAGCGGTGGAGCAGGCGCCGCGCGCGCGAAAACATCATCAACTGATCGGCTTCTGGTTCGGGGGCTGGTTTTTTGGTGCGGCGGCGTGATGGTTCGGGCGCGCCGGTGCCAAACACGGGCCGCTCGGGCTTGCGCGGCGCGGGCGGCTCTGGTATGGGCGTAGGCGCCTCAACCGGGTTGTAGAGCGCATCAAGATCGCCCGTTTGAAGCGTTTCGAGTACCTTCTCAAACCCGAGCTTGAAGCCTGTCAGGTACGGGCGCACGTGCTCACCTGTTTCTTTTGCCAGTGCCTTGTCAGTCGCGGCGATCTCCTTTTCGAGGAACGCATGCACCTCTTTCGCGGATGGCCTTTTGCCGTCTTCATTGGCGGCGAGCGCGCTTTGTACCTTATTCAGCGCTCGACTGTACCCGTCGCGCACGTCGGGATGGTTCGGGAGTCCGAGGGCGCTCAAGTCGCGCTCGTGCCGATTGACATAGAAGTGCCGCAATGCCTCATCTATCCGTTTCGACAGTTGCGGCGCCGTGGGTACCTTCCCCATCCGCACGTGCAGCTTTGGCTGTGGCTTCCTGGTTGTCTGCGAGCTGGCGCCCGTCGCAGCCTCGTGTACGTCGTCTGCCGGGTGGCGGGCGTCGCCTGCCGGGCCGGGGTGCTGCTGCGCGGTGGGAGGATCGTCTGGTACCCCGATACGGTCCAGGTTCCCGGTAGCAAACGCTCGATGGGCATTAGTGAAAGCCATACGCTGACCCTGGATGTGCCGCAAAGCATAATTGGCAAGCCCGCCTTCTTTGATTTGCGCATCGATCTCTTCTAGTTTATCGCTTATTTCGCTGATCGCCTCATCCGTTGACGTAAGGGCCGACCGTCCCGCAAACAAAAGAGACAGTGCTTCTATTCCTGCTGTATATCCTTCCCGCTCATACGTGCTAGATGAGACGCCCATTGTTTGCCAGATTGCTTCCGGAAGGTCTCTGTCCTTCAGTATATCCAGGGTTTTATGTACCTTCTGGTGGAAGCGACGCAACAGGGGTTTTTCTGTCCCGTGTGGCGCGGGCTGCTGCCCGTGGGGTGCGCCTGCCGAATGCGTATGCACCGCACTTCCGGGGTGCTGCGCTGGCGCTGATTCGGACTTGCCCGGCTTGTCGATGATAACCATGCGCGTATTCACGCCGGTGGGGCTGTCGCTGCTCTGGAAGCTCCCCGCGGGGAGTTGTTCGCTATAGCCCCCCATCTCATCCAGCCAGGCGCGAAAATCCTCCGATTTGCGATCGTTGCGAAAGAAGGGGCCCTCACTCATGATCGCAACGACGCGCCCGCCGGACTTCAGGTTGCTGAATGCGTGCTTGACGTGATCGATATCGGCACCTTTTTCAAAGGGCGGGTTCATCACGATGCGATCGTATTTGCCCTTGTGTTGCAGTGCATCAATCTCGACAAGGTTGTGTCCCTTGAGTTGAAGGATCTCCCCCAGGCGCGAGTTGAACTCAACCACATCGAGCGCGGTTTCGGGGTGCTCCTGTCGGATCACGTCGGCAATGCTGCCTTTGCCCGCGCTCGGTTCTAGCACGCTCATACCGGGCTCTATATCGGCCTCGGAGACCAGGCGCCGCGCGAGGGGATCGGGCGTCGGGAAGTATCCGGCGATCTTCATGCCGATCAATTCGCGCTCTTTCGCTTTGACCTGCTGCTCGGGAGTGGCTTCGGCCTGTTTCCCCATCAGTTCGCGCAATGCATGGACTGCATACACGATGTTCTGATTATTCACCCCGGCGCGTAGCAGTGCCTTGCGGGCGGTGTCTTGAAACCCCGGCGGCGGCATGCTCGGGCCGGTGGTTTTGTATTTTTCAGACCCATACCGATCGAGCTGCTCTTCGTCGTATTCCTGCCTGAGCGCCTCATTGAACAGATATTCAAGCCCGGCCTTATTGTTCAGTTTTTGCAGCGGCCTGGGGAGCGCGTCCGGGTTGTTGTCGTGCGCGTCGGCCAGGTTGCTCAGCATCCCCTGGAAGCGCTGTAGCCGATCGGCATCCCTCCCCATGCCTTCCGCAATGCGCGCGCGGCGGGCGGTTGCGCGCTGCTCTCCGATCGCCGGATTGCGTTTCGCGTCGATCTGTTTCTGCATCGTATCCGCCATGCTGCGCAACTTGCCCGCGGGGCTGGCGCTGGCTTGCTGTGTGGGCTCCTGTGGTCGATCCGTGCCTGTATCCGGGACGCCTGCCGGGGTAGGCGGCGCGGGGGCTGTGGCGCCGCTCAGGGCGTCGTGGATGTGCTGATCATCTACGTGTTGCTTGCTGTACCATGCGTGCTTGCCCCATTTGCCGCTGCGCTTGGTTGAATGACGAAACCCCAGTGTTTTCAATGCCTCGCCTATGGCGCTGTTCGGCTCTGCGTCGAATGCAAGCCATGTCCAGTCCCGATCGTGCTTGACCTCGTATGAGGGCACGGCAGACGGATCAACCGGGGCCGCGGGCTCTTTGGGGGCAGCGGGTTCAGGCGGCGGTGTCGGGCGCGCTTCACGGCGAGGTTTGCCCAATATATCAGACGCATTGGTCTGGTGAGCTTCCCGCATGACGCGCTCTGACAGCAATGGCCCATGGCCGCCTATCTGGATATTCTTCTCATCGCTCGCAATGTACGCGCTGCCATCCTCGTGTGTTTTGATCGTCGGAGGATCGACGCCGAATTGCGCGGCAACCCTGGCAGCCACGGCAGTCAGGAATGCGGGCGAGTAATCGCGCTTTGTGAAAACATGGTCAGCGCTGAAACGTACGCTGCGACCATTGTAGGTGCTACGGCGCGGGACTGATAGATCCTGCATGGAATCCCAGTCGCTTCCTCGGTAATGACTAGTTAGGGATCTGACCGTCTCTTCAGCCGGGCCATCCATCCACTTGACATCAATCGCATTGCCATGGGTCTTTCGGACGCTGAACCGAATATCCCAGAACGTTTCCCCCAGTTCATGCCGGATCAGTTTGGCGGTGTCAGCCGTGCTGATGTAGCCGTGCCGATCTGGCTCAACCTTCGGCGGCTCTTTCTTTTTCGTGCGCGGCGGGCGAGCGGCGTGCACCTCCGGATAGACATAGTTCCAGCGGGCATGCTGTGCATCCCACTCCCGGCGCAAATACTTCGCGCCGCTCACCCGCTCACCTTTGCGGGCCTTGCTGATGATCTCGCGTGTTGCGCTCATTGTATCCCCCTATTCACTGGCACGACCAGGCGCGGCCCGGCGGGCGGATCGTCATCAAACAGCCCGATCCCCGGCGGGGCGGGCCGCTCTTGCCCATCGGGGCCGATCTCGATGATATCGCTGTTGTGTGCATCATCTTCAAACGAAAGAATGAAGGCAGCCAGCGCCAGATCAATCCCGTACAGCTGCGCTAAATGTTCTACTGTGGGGGTTTCCATCCTTTTTTCTCCAGGATCTTGTCAATCGCAGCAGCAACAGGTTCAAAGTCGGCATCGTCCCATTGCATCTTCATGGGCGATTTGTCATTTTGCAGACGGCGCAACTCGGCAAGCATGCGCGGATCGCCGCTGCGGATAGCGATGTATTGCGAATAAGCGCGGGCCCAGATCTCCCGCCGCTGGAGCAGGTAACTAATATACTCCCTGGGAGCCTTCGCGTTTCGTCCAAATCCAGGTATCTGTGGCGCGCTTTTCAAGTGGTGCAATTGCTGAATGGATTCGGTTTGTGCTACGGCATCCCGGAAATCCTGAAAATCAGGATGAAGCTCAGACGCAAACTGCCCACCTCCCCCCATCGCCTGATGATCGAGGAAGTGTCCGATCTCGTGTGTTAGATAGATGTGCGGATTGTTACTCTGTGGATTGATCAAGATGTCGTGTGGGGCATGCCCATAGGCCCGATAGAACCCTACGCCGTCCTTTGTTTTACGGGTCGGATTGATCGGGATCTTCGGCAGTCGGCCATCGCCATGCACTGCGTCGATCGCCTGTAATGTCATCATGCCAACCTGATACACGCGGCCACTGGCAAGACGAAATGCCTGACTGACAGGTGTGCCGCCAGGTGATGCATGCGCCTCAGGCGTCGCGGGTTTTGGCGCAGGCGCAGGCGCAGGCGCGGGGCGCGGCTGCTGCCGGGGCCGCGGCGGGTTGCGCTCCTCTTTGCGCATCTGCTCATGGCGTTGTGCAATCAGGCCACGATCGCGGTTCTGTGAGCCGATCAGTGCCCCGATCTCGTCACTCTGATTGGTCATCAGGGCCGCGCGTTGCCCCTGGTGCAGATCGGTCGCTGCCGTGCCTTGCTGCAATTGCTCACGGTGCTGCTGTGTCAGCAGATCATGCCACTTTTGCGCGTGGCGGGCCTGCATTTCCCGCCGATCGTCCTGGTGATTGGCAATCATAGCGTGTCGCTCCCGGCGGCGGGCCGGGGAGTGCAGCGACGCTTTATCGCTCGCATCTAGCGCGGTGATCCAT